CCTGAGTTCGGAGTCCAATGGCAGAGTGGCGTCCTATTCATCAACCACTTGATTTCCGCAGTGGACTGGAAACCGGTGGCAAGTCTTACGATCCGCCGCTCCTACCGTATGAAGTAGCGCTGATTGAGGCGCTGGGCTGCAGCGAAGCGGAATACAAAGCATTTGTGCGTTACGCCGCTCAGCGCGCGTATGTGCGCCCTGCGGAGTATGACAATATCCCGGAAGTACATGCGGCGATGCTGGCTGCAATTCCTATTGCTGCAGCGGGAGCAAAAACAGTAGCAACCTCAATTGCAATCAATATCGCAATTGGCTTGGCGCTTACGGCAGTAAGCATCCTGCTGGCACCAAAAGCACCAGCGCTGGAGTCGCCGGCCAAAATTCGCGGCAAAAAACTTGCCGACCAGATTGGCCCCACCAGTTTTAATCAGACCACAAGTTTTGATAGTGTCAGCAGTCTTGCCGAATACGGCCAGCCAATTCCTATACCTTTTGGCAACACGGATACCGGATCCGACGGCCTTAAAACCGGCGGTCTAAGTCTTGCCCCAGCACTTGTTTGGAGTCGTGTGTATTCCCATGGATCTTTTCAGTATTTTGAGGGTTTGTACGTCGTAGGCGAGTACGGGCTACCTACTCCTGCGATGACCGGCATACGCGTTGGAACGTTTGCCCTTGATTCATTGGGCGATCGTGAGTTTGCCGTGTTTTGGAAATCACAGCTTGGCAATAATTTCCCCACTACTAAGATCGGTGGTACGGTCGGCATCGGCCCTACTGGCACAGCCGGCCGCAACATTGGCCAAGTATTTTACGCCCCTGGTACAGGCGGAGAATTTACACGTTCTACCTCAATCGCGTATAACCCTCAAAGTCAGTACCAGTTTGGTACAGCTACCCCAATCCATAACGGCACCGGATTTCGGTTTAACTGGGAGATCATCAGCGCACCCAAGTCATCAACACTTGGCGAGGATAACGACGAGGCTCGTTTTGAAATACGAGCGAAACGCCGCAAGATCGCTGGTTCTGACGCGGATGTACTTCATAAGTATGAAGGCCAACCCGCAGAAGACCTTCCTAAGATCGGACAGCCGGGCGTCGGCCGCGCTTACTCAAGGCGCATGGGCATCGTCGCCCATAACGGCACATACTACGACAACAGAACTATAGTCACAGCGAATGTAGACGATACGATCATCTTTGAGATCCAGGGTGATAACTGGCAAGATTTTCAAATATCAAATTTTACATTTGCAGGCAAAAGAACACAGGTCGATCTAAAAGATCTCAAGGCAGCTGCCACCGCATGGCGCCAGCGTGCTTCAGAACTACTTACGATTGGTAGCCGTTGGATAATTTCAGGCAGCATCTGGGTAGTCGAACGTCGATCCCCAAGCGGTATCTGGCAGCCAGGATTGACAATGTCGATAACGCTGCGATGTGTCGCCATTGTTGGCGTACCCACCATCGGCGTTGCGGGTCTACGCACCGTGCGTGAACCCCTCGGTGGATACGATGGACTCCTGTATAACGATGAAAAACATTGCGGCGCAGGGTTTTTTACCCTAACTCGTTTGTATATGAGTTCCATCCGCCCAGTCCGGCAAGACTGCGTAGCGATCGAGTTTGGCATTAAGTCACAAGTATGGAACCGAGCCTCTGGGCTGTGTAATTTCAACGCTATTCCAACGCCCAGCAAACTATACAGTCTAGATACACGAGATATAACGCTAACTACCCCGCGCATGGATAAGTATTTTGCGCGCTCGTCGTGCTTTTCTGTCATGGTGCGGATTGTTGCAGCATACGGGCAGCCAGAAAACACATGGCATCGCATCCCAGAATTGTTTTGCGTGACCGGGGTAGCCCCCATTGACCAATACAACTATTTGCGCATCAAGCCGCGCACACCGGGCAAATACGAGTACCGATTTATTCCGCGTCCAGGTAGTGATATTGCGCAGAACAGTATTGATAGGAATACTGCTATCCAACTTAGCGCTGAAAACGGCACACCATTAGGCAGCGATTACGCAACTCCTATTGGCACTTTTCGGGTGACTACCACCGGCACTCAAGTAGTCATCGCCAGCATACTGGCGAACGAAGAAATGTTCACAGACCCTACTAAAACAACTGTAACAAGCACTGAAACTTTATCAGTTCCCTCGTCCGTTGAACAATCCGATCAAAGCTCAAATACCGGTTCCGCTATTCTCATTCTTAACGCATGGGCAAGCGGACGCATTGGTGCATATGCTTGGCAGTATCCCGGGCAAACGTTTAGCGTCACATTTACTATGACAAAAGAAATAGATCCAGCAAAAACCTTAACAATAAAGTTCTCTACCACATCAGTGCCTGGAACAGTAGGCATTGACATCGGACAGGACTACCTCAACGCATCCGGCAATAACACATGGAAGTGGGGAAACTTTTCTTACGTGGTTGTAGGGTCTACAGGTGTCTGGAACGTTGGCGACACTATCAAAGACGTCCTGAACGTAAATAACGTGTTCTCCAACTACGCTGGTTACTCCCAAGTTAATATACAGTTCAAGGCAACTGCACTAACAACCCAGGTAGTACAGTCTACTGCTGTTGTCAGCGAGGAAGGCAGAGTATTTGAGCAACAATCACAAGTGGCGGACGTCAGCCACTTCCAGGAACTACAGAAATCTAATGAAAACGGCCCTGAGCATGAGATTGTCTATATTAACGAATTTGTAGACAACAATACGGAACCGAGTTATCAGAATATGTCTACGGTAGGTCTTGCCATCAAGTCAAGTGGTCAAATTAACTCTGTTAATCAACTGCGCATTTTCTCACCGCAAGGCATATTAGTTAACAGGCTTTTAGACGGTGCGTACGGCCCTAGCAACAACTTTGCCGATCTTGTCAACTATCTGTTACGCAGCAAAAGTCAAGGTGTCGGCAATATCGTTCCGCAAGAACTTATCGACACAGAATCCCTTGTATTGACAGCCAGATACCTGAACAGCAATAAAATCTTTTTTGACGGTGTACTAGAAGACAGCAACAGTTTGCGGACGTTTTTATACGACACCGCTGCATTGCAGCTGTGTAATTTTACAATTAAAAACGGGCGTTTCGGCATGATGCCAGCACTGCCCTACGACAGCAGCTACAGGATCAGCACTTCGCCAATCGCCGTTGAACAGATCTTCACAGCGGGCAACATTATTCAAGACAGCTTGCAAGTGCAATACATTGATGCTGCACAACGATCTAATTTCCGGGCGTTGGTTACGTGGCGCGTAACAATTGAAAACGATTTACCAACGCAAGCATCGGCATTGGTTGATTGGCAAGACATCCCAGAGCAAAGCCGTTCCACAACGCAGCAGACATTTGACTTGACGGACTTTTGCACTAATCGTGCTCAAGCCCTTAAGACTGCTCGCTTCCTACTTAGCGTCCGCCGACGCATTACGCATACGATCAGCTTCAAAACTGTGCCAGATGCGCTTGGCATTCAGCCAGGGTCGTACATCCGCGTTATCACAGAAGCCACTACCTATAGCGCTACCAACAATGGCGGCATAACGGATGCAGGCTCATTGGTTAGCATCAGCACCATTGCCGATGGCAACTACGATGCACTGATCTACAACCCGTCCACTTCAGCTGTTACAGAGCAGCGGATCAGTATCCAGAACAATGCCATTACTGATCCTGCGCTGTACGGCTGCCTGTTTACATTGGTAAGTCTGCAGACCAATGCTTCGATTTATCAAGTCGAACAGCTGACGCTTGACGAGGATGGGATCGTCAATGTCAGTGCTGTTGAGGTTCCTGTTGACGCCAGCGGCGTTAGCATTGTGGCTAAAGACGTGCTGACCGAGACCAATTTCCGCGTGCTGGAGTAATGGCATTCCCTACACTGACCCCAACCAGCCGCGAGTTTACCCCTGGCGCGTGGCCCATCAAAACCTACAGCGCACAGTCGGGCGCTGAGGTGCGGATTCTCTACGGGTCTGCACGAACCAACGCAAAGCTCAGTCTCGGTTACGACAATGTGACTGACGCAAACGCACAACTATTCATTGAAGACTACAGCGCAAACATTGGGACATTGCGCACGTTCACGCTGCCCGCGGCTGTACGTAACGGCTGGAACGGCAGTGCCGCATCCTTAGATGCTCCACCGGGCACGCGCTGGCGCTATGAAGGTGAGCCGCAGCTGCGCTCTGTACGACCTGGCAGAAGCAGCATTACAGTAAATCTAGTGGCGGTGCTCTGATGGCTAAGGTTTACACGGGGCGAGATGGCCGTCTACTCCTTGACGGCATCGAGCAAGTAAAAGTCAGTAACTGGACGTTGACCGGTTCTCTTGAGGTGCTCGAAACAACGACGCTCGGCGACGTACAACGTAGTTACACCCCTGGAGTTCAAGAATTTAACGGCAGTGCCACGCTGTTGTACTACAAAGATGATAACGGCCGTAACGACGCGGCTGCAGCCCTAAAGAAAATCTTGCGCGTCAGTGGGG